TAATATTGTTTATACTAAAACGTTGAATATTTCTGAGAGAATTCTTCTCCTTTAATTTTATCGATAGTTTCAGAAATTTTAGTTTTCAACTCGAATTCACTTTCACCCTCTAAAATGGTTTGTAACTTTGTAATTGCACTTTCCTTTATAGTTGTGAATTCTGTTTCTAAATCTTTCGGGTTACCTTTAACAACTTTTAGAAAATCTTTTTTAGTATTCTCGTCCATTGTATCAATATAACTTTTCAAAGTTTGATTAGCAACACTAACCATAGACTTCAAAGGGATATTAATTGATTCGTTAACCTTATTAGGTGATTTCTTTAATGTATCTATAAGATTTTTCTTAGATTGAATTCTCTCAGAAATATTCAACGTTTTAGTATAAACAATATTATCTAAATCAGAATATTTGTTATTGATAGTCTTTGAACTAAATTTAGGTAATTTTGAAGAACCTAATATTGTTTGAATTAATTTAATCCCTTCCTCCAAATATTCTTTGGCGTCAGATTCGGACATACCCTTTTCTGATGTTAAATCATCATATAAAGAATATAGTTTTGAGATTGATTTATTGGTCAGCACGTTTTGATGAAATTCATTCATCACTTTCTTGAAATTTTTTTGGTCTTTGTACGACTCAATCAAACTCTCTTCTATTATGGATTTTACTTCTCCGAATGTCATTGGGACTTATTTTTTTAATAAATATTAGGAATTTAATAAGTTATCCAATTCTTTTTCCATTTCTCCTAAAAATTGTTGTCCTTGACTCAAATCCAAAATATCTCGACCTTTAATCATATCACTATCTAACAAAATATTCATGTTAGCGAAACGGGACTCTGGTACTGTTTCTGCCGGTGTTTCTCCTGCAGGTGCCTCTTCAGGACTAGGAGTTGGTTCTTCACCTCCTGCTGGTGGTGTTGGGAATCCTCCACCTAACGGTTCTGTTACTTCACCCTCAGGAGTTGCTCCCGTTGCCGTGGATCCTGTAACCGTTCCATATAACTTATCTATATTATCGAATATTCCTGTCTTTTGAATAACAGCAGGTGTGTTTTTAAGTTCTTCACCAACAGCCTTTTCAATTCTCTGTTGTTGTAAATCAATTTTAATTTCTTCGTCGGAGAATCCAAGAATATGTTTTTTAGCCCAAGTAGAAGATACAGGTTGTATACCATTTCCAGGGTCTGAAACTGCGTCTTTGTATAGTAATACTTTTTCTTTCCAAACGTCAATTTTTAATAGATCAGCTTGAGTAGACGGATTTGTTAATCCAAGTGTAAAGTTTTCAATTTCTTCTTCAAACCCTAATAAAAATAAGTGGATGATAGCAACTTTATTAAGTTCTGCTAGCATACTCTTTTGAATTCTATTAATAGTTCTGGCAAATCGAATATCTTGTAATGCTAAATTTTTTCCATCACCAACAACCTCCTCAAAACCTAAGAAAGCTTTAGGTACACGAAGTGCTGTTAAAAGTTTCTTTTGAATATATTCGATGTCCGCAATTTCCGCTAAGTTTTGTGCGCCAGCTAATGTTTCGATAGGACTCGGTGCTGCCGGATCTCTAACAGGTACGAAAAAATCTTGGTCAACTGCCATCTGATTAAATCTCATATCAACGTTACCTGTTTTTTGATCAACAACTTGATCTCTTTTGAATTTGTTTGCAACACGTTGTACATATGCCTCAACATCTGCATCTTCCATATTACCAACAAACACTTTGAAAATTCTTCTTTCAGGTGCTCTTGATGTTCTATAGATTAACATTGCATCTTCAGATAACAATAATTGTTTCCATATTCTTCTTGCTTTTTCTAGCATAGATGTTCCATATGGAAGTTTTCTGTCATCACCTAATAATCTAAAGTGAGCAATTTCCCATGATTGGAATTCCATATTTTTATTCTTCCAAGTAAAATGAAGTGCTTTGTGTTCTGTAGGATTTTCGATAGATTGTGCCCTTCTTTCGTGCATACCTGCTTCGACTCTTTCAATTTCAATATTCGGTAATTGTTGTACACCAACAACACCTTTTTCAGGGTCTAATTTAAGATACACAAAATTATCACCATACTTACATGCGTTTCTTGTCCACATTGCTAAGTTAGTGTTGACATCCATTGTATTGTTAAATAAATCGGCTAATACACCTTTGATTCTTTTTGATTCAGAATAAATTTGTAATATAAATCCATCTTCGTTTGTTGTTGTAGATTCCTCAGCATAGATATCTAATGCTGCAGAAATTTCAGGAGTATACTCCATCGACTCATAATCATAAACTGAGGCAAGTCTTGTTGGTTCATAATAAACCGCTTGAGAATACATGTTATTCTCAACTTTCGCCCATTGGTTGGACAGATAAAAGGTTTGCTGTGCCTGAAGTTTTTCACGCTCATATTGTTCTTTATCTTGGGTTCTTAGTAACTCTTTTTTATCGAACTTGAGCGTAGGATAATCTTGATTCAAAAGAGAGTTAGGACCAAAAGCTTGGGATAATCTTTGCCAGACCGTTAGGTTCTTTTCATTCATGTTATAATTCTATTTGTTTCGTGGAAATATTAAATAGATTATTTCCCGAATAACCATAAATACTTTTGATAATCGCTTTTTGTTGCTTCTGATGGATACCTTCCACTGTTTGTTCCACCTGCAGGTATCATAGGATTGAAAAAGTCGGACCTATTTCTATTTTCGTTAACACTTGTATGCCAAGCATCAATCATAACCTTAGTCTGACTCATAACTTTCGATAAACTTTGGAATGAAGTATCTCCGACGTAAATCGCCATTGATATTGCCATAATCAAATCATCATGATGACCTTTTTGGTGATCAGGTCTTCCATGAACATATATGAATTTTCCCATTTCATTCAATAACCTTGATGATCTGATTTTGAAATCATGTCTCAGTGCCTCTTCGAATGCTGCAATAATTTGTACACGTTTGTTATTGAAATTAATTCCAGGAATTTTTTCGTCTCTTTTGGGATCCCACTTATATTTGTTTTTATCTGTAACACCCTCAACGTATAAATTCTTATACCCCAACTCTTGTAGTTTTCTTGCTGTTGCAACACCCATACCTCCTGTTAAATCCGTCACTGCAAAGGCATTATACATATTACCCCATTTAAATGCAATTTCCGCCAATGTATCTGGTGGTAATTTTCCGACGTATTCGAATACTTGTTCTCTATCATCGAAGTCTATTATCACAATACATGAGAAGTCCTCTGAATCACCTCTGGATACGTCAATACCCATAATATACTTGTGTGTTAATACAGGTTCTTTCCATATCCACAAATTACCCGCCATCATCTTTCCATCTGGTTCTTTGATGTCGTTTTCTTTGATTCTCATTAATTGGTTGGCATCAAACACATTATCACCCGATCCCAAGAAGTTACACTCTAATTCCTGTGCAACTTTTCTCTTGTCATACTTAAGTTTTTTAACCATTCCCTCGAACCATGTCGAGTATGGTTTATACCCTTTAGACAAATATTCATTTACAATCGTGTAATCTCTTTCATATGAATTTTCGACTGTGAGGTCAACTATCTCTGTATTAGGATAATTTTCTCGATTCAAAAGATACTCAACAAGATCTTCAGTTTTAACCATCTGTAAATCTTTATTGTATCTTGGATCTTTGAACCAAAACATCTCAGTGATGTTAAATGTATTCATCTTTCTGAGAGCCTGATCGTAGATTTCATAATAAATTGGATCATATCCATTTGGGGTAGAAATTACAATAACCTTACCACCCGTAGATAGTGAGGCCATACAAGCAGCCCAAAAGTCATCATCGGCTTCAATGTAAGCAGCTTCATCGAAAATTAGTATTGTAGGTGTATATCCACGTAAGGCATCCTTCGAAGTTGCAACGGCTTTAACTTCACATCCATTTATAAGTTTGAAATGTCGAGCGGCGTTTTTGTCAGGAGAAAATCCAGCACCAACCCATTGAGGCCATTGTTCGGTAAATGACCTAACTTTA